TAAGAATCTCCGAGTTGATATTTCGGGGCCGCTGCTTGCCTGTGCCAGAGTGGGCAAGCACCACCAAATACAGATTGGTGCGGTTATCGAGTGGATCACGCACCTTCCTGGCCGCGAGGACCGATTGCAGGGCCAACGCCCCGCAAAAAGCAATCGGATGGTTCGGATACGTGGCCGTGGCCATGCAATAATCCACTACCCGCTCGACAAAACCTGGCACATGCAACAAATCCGCCGGCAGCGGTTCTATATCATCCTGGGGAGCGGGGGTCGTGGCCTTCGGTGCCTTGTGAGCGGCCACCGTGGGCCGTGTAAAGGCCGATAAGTCAACCCCAGTATCTTCGCCGTGAATCATGCAAACGGCCACGTTGTCGGGGGCGTATCGGGCCACGCTGGCTGCAATGCGGGCCACTTCGCGGTCATCTAACGGTGGTTGGCAGCGTTGCGCGTTGACTGCCCGCAATGTGGCGGCAATCTCCGCCTCGCCGAGTCCGATTCGTCGTAAACTGCCAGCAATGCGCGTCAGGGTGTTGTTCCGCTGGCCTTCGGAAATGGTGATTGCCTCGCCACCTGGCGCAGCCACCGATTTTGGGCGTTCCAGGGCGTTCAGGGCCTCGGCCAGCCACCGAGGCGGTTCCGGCAGTTGGTCGGGGGGCCTGTCTAGCTCGGCTCCTGGTGCCCATTTGTAGGGGCCGTCTGGGGTTTTTGAGGGGGCTACCACGATGTAGCCCCCCTCTGTGCGAACATCTACCCCTGGGGCCAGTTGGCCGGTCGAACACCGCCACGCCACGCCTGGGGGGCGGCGGAACACATAGTGCTTGCCACCCCTGGGTGTGGCAGCAATAGCTCCGGCCGATGCTAGCTCGGCCGCTTGCTCGAGGTCTCCTGGCCAGCCTTGCCCCTTGGGGTCCACGTCGATCACCAGCAACCCGGTAGTCGGGATGGCCACGTTGGCATCCGGCCAGCGTAGCCACCATTGTTGAATCGTATGCGGATCGGTGGTGGCGTCGTGGAACCCTCGGGCAGTCAGGGGGCGTTTGCCGGCGCAGGGGAACACCGGATAGCCTAGCTCGGCATACTCCATTGCCGCGGTCATAGGCTCATTCATGGTGGGCGTAATCATCCTCTTGGTCGGCGATTTCTGCTAGGATGGGGTCGATAAACCGACATATCATTTTGACTCGCCGAGTCACGGCAGGGCTGTCGGAAAATTGGCATAGCAAACCGGCAGCTTTGCGTAGTTCGCGGGCTCGGCTAGCCAAACGCCAGCAAAGTAACTCCCACTTGTCAGCTTGTTGTTGTAACCGGGTCAGTCGGCATCGGTCGCAATTGCATGTCGGATCAAAGCAGTGGTAGGTGGCGGTAGCATCAGACATTGCAGGTCTCCTGTTTCCGGGCAGGAATATCGATCAACTCTGGTTTGGTTTCCTCGAAGTGGCACACCCCCAACAGATTCCAGGCAGCATGGGCTAGATGGTCCTCGCTGCGGTCACCTTGCAGGTACAGGTAAATGTGCCGGATAGCGTGGTTTAGCATCACACTGGCCGGCATCCCTTTTTCCCAGTTGCGGTCCCCATACTTGCTGGCACCCTCGGCACAGGTTTCCGCCAAGCGGCGTAGCCCGATGGGTGTAATCAGGTCAAAGCGCACATGGTCGGCATCGGTACTGCGAACCGCCCCGCTCTCGAATTGGCGTAGGCGTTCAACGTCGGCATCGGTCAGGTGGTCGATAACTGACATGGCGTTTCTCCTCGTGTTGCGGCATCCCTTTCACACGTTCGTCGTGCTCGTCCTAATGCTCGTGTGATCGTTGCTGGGCGATGTGATCGCAATTGCCACCGGGCCAAAGTTTGCCAACGATCATTTAGCTGGCGGCCCTTTCTGCGGCGATAGGCAAACACATACCTCTTCCCGTCGATCAGCACCTTGCCGACTGCGTATTGGCCATCCCGTTCGATCCAAAACAGCATCGTGCAGCGTTCGGTTGCCACTACGAATGGCTTTGCGGGCCAGTGGAGTTTGATGTAGCTTGGCATGTCGGTTCCTCCTTCAAAGCAGCGTGTGCTTCATCGCATATTGCAGCCAAAATGGCGTGCCCGACATAAATCGGAATGGCTTGGGCAACCATTTTCCATGTTCGGGTCCACGAGGCAGCAAACACGTAGCATTCAGGGAAACCCTGCAATATGGCCGCTTCTTGCCATTCGAGGCATCTGGGTGGGCCAGCGGCGGTTGGGATCATTGCCGCTCGCGCGTGTCGGCAACCCCAGTCGAGTATTGTTGGCGATGGTCTGTCTGGGTCGAGCAAACGCATCAACTCAGCCGAGTAGTAGCGCCGTTTGTTTGCCTTGTATCGGTCAACGTTCCTCAGCGTGCGGTATGGCCCAGGGCGCAATACGTCTGCCAGTCGTCGGTGGCATCTATTCGGGGGAGCTGGCTCGGGAAACTCGCCGATGAACGCACGCACTCGCTTTTGCGGGCCAAAGTCTGCGGCATTGATCACGCGATAAGGAATCTCGCGGCCGTGCCACAAAGGCAATGGCAGATGTTTCACCACAGACGGCACATCCTCAAAGCACCACCAGCGAGGTTTCAGCTCGTCGACCAACGCCAAACAGCCGTCCAAGAGCGAATACCATGTTTCCATCGTGCCTGTGTCGGCCGGTTTGTTGGCACGCGCGATACTAATCTCTTCACAGGGGATACCACCCAAGATCAGGTCAACTCGATGTTTCCCTGCCGCATCCTGAACGGCTTGCCGTCCAACCGCTGTTGATAGGTCAACCCTCAGAATCTGGCAGCGTGGATGATTGCTGGCATGATTGATCCGCCACGTTTCCAAACAATCGTCGGCGATATCCGCTACAGCAAGAAACTCAATCGGCAATCCCTGGGCAGCGCATGCCCAGCCACCAGCACCACAACACAAGTCAATTGCTCGCAGTTGTCGCATTATGATGATCTTGGGTTTCAAAATGGCACGTCATCATCTAGAAACGGCTCGCTGGCCGGCAACGGTTCGGGCATTGGACCTAGGGTATAGCCGATGATTCGCGGGAACCGCTCGCCGGCAATCGTGCGAACAACGATTTTGTGTGTCGGGGCCACCCCTCCGGCGTTTGCGATGTCAACGGCCCGCTCGGCCGTATCGGGCACCGGATCGGGTGAGCGTCGTTTCCACCATTGCTCGGCTTTCCACCGCGGGTAACCCGTGTGTTCAAAACACACCCATTCGGATACGCTTGAAAACTCGCTGATGTAGTAATCTACCCGCATGGATTTCGGGGCCTCGGGCGGGGCGTCGCGCTTGGTGTGCACGCTATAAACCACGTCGAGCACGTCATATTCGGTATCCGTCACTTGGCCCGATAGCACTCCTGCCGTGCTGGCCTGGGCGGCGTGCTTTTCTCGTTCAGGCGGCGGGAACTCATAACCGCATTCGGGGCATTTGGCATAGCCGGCGGCAATCACCGCGTTGCACTCGGGGCACTCTTTGGCCGGCGCTTGGCCGTCACCACCACCGGGCCGGTCGGGTATCTTTAGCTGGTCAACCGGACCATGTCGGAGAGCGTTGCCACCGAAGTCGAGCACCAAGCAGTTTTGCTTCCCGGGGTGTAAACGGAACCCGCGGCCTACCATCTGATACCAGAGCCCGGGCGATAGCGTGGGCCGCAGAATGGCCACACAGTCGATGTTCGGGGCATCGAACCCGGTGGTAAGCACGTTTACGTTCACCAGGTACTTAAGCGGTTCGCGGCCGAACAATGTGCCGTTGTTCTCACCACGAAACCGGGCGATCAATTCGGCTCGTTCACCGGCCGGTGTGTCGCCGCAAATGAACCCACATTCCTGGCCGCTCATTTCGGCCAGCACCTTGGCAACGTGCTTGCCGTGGGTTACCCCGCTGGTGAAAACCAGCACACTGTGACGGTCTTGGGTCAGAGCAACGATTTCGCTACAAGCGGCCGAAACCAGCCTGGTCTGATCCATCAGCTTTTCCACTTCACTGGCGACAAACTCGCCTCCACGAACGTGGAGTGAGTCAAAATCGGCCTTGTGCTGGCCGGCCTTGGTAATCAGGGGGCACAAATAGCCGTCGCGGATCAGTTCTCGTATGCCGACCTCGTAGCAAACGTGATTCAGAATCCCGTCGGGCGTGCAGATTGGGCCGCTGTCCAGGCGAAACGGTGTGGCCGTGAGCCCGATCACCCGCAGTTGCGGATTAACAACCCGGGCCTCGGCCAGAAACGTACGGTACATGCCGTCGCCATCCGCGGGAATAAGATGGGCCTCATCGACAATTACTAGGTCGAAACGGTCCAATTCACATGCACGCTTGTAAACCGATTGGATACCGGCCACGATAACCGGCGTGTCCGTGTCCCTGCGTCTTAGGCCGGCCGAGTAGATACCAACGGGAACCTCGGGGCAGAGTCGTTGGATTTTATCGGCGTTCTGCTCCAGTAGCTCTTTGACGTGGGCCAGCACCAGTACACGGCCACCCCAACGCAACACGGCATCCTTGGCAATCTGGGCAATAACCCAGCTCTTGCCGGCAGCCGTCGGTAACACCACGGCCGGGTTGTCGTCGCGGGTACGCAAGTGTTCATAAACGGCGTCAACGGCCGCTTGCTGGTATGGTCGCAACCTCATGTCTGCCGATACCCTAAACGCCACAAAACGTGTGCAATGTCGTGGGCAGCCTGATCAACAAACTCCTCATCCAACGGCCAACCGCACGCATGCAGCATTTCGTGGATCAGTACTGCCAGCCGGCGTTGGCCTCGCAGCCGGGCGGCAATGCGGATTGCCTTGCCCACGTGGCCTGGGGCGTCGCATTCGCCGTCGGCATTCAGCCGAGGTACAAACCGCAGTTGCCACCGTTTTCCGCACAATGTCACGATCACGCCGAAATCTCCGTTCCGTCGGGGAGAATGCATCGCCGGCCGAAAATCGGCACCGTGTAGAGCGTGTCGCTCCGCCGGCCTAAGTAGCCGAGAATGAAGGCGTTGACCCATTCCACCGGGCGGCCCGTGCCATACAGTGGTATTGGCCGGCACAAACAGCCAGCACTGCGGGCCTCGATAATGCGCCCGGGCGACCAGATGTTTTGCACGATTGATGTGTCAGCCCGGTGGGTGTGCCCGTGTATGACACTGGCCCCCTGGCTCATGGTTAGATGGTTCTTTGTGGCATGTTTTGCGTAGCTCCATCCGTGCACGGCAACGATGCGGGGATTGACTTTGTAGTGCGGATACCGGCCGCTGGCCGAACCATAGGGCACGTAAATGCAATCGCGGCCTTGGGTGAGCCGATGGCGAGGGGCCAACATCGAATAGGTGCCGCGTCCCTCGGCTGTCTGGGCAGCCCAACGGCCGATGCGATACTCGTGGTTGCCTTCGATCAGCACCAATTGCCGGCAACAGCGGTGCAACCGATCCAGCAACGTGCACGCCTGGTTCACATCGTCCAGGTAATCCGTTTCTGGCACTCCCCACGTCGGCGGATGAGCACTGAACTGGCTACAGTCGAGCAAGTCGCCCAAGCAAACGATCAGGTCGGGTTGCAAATACTCGGCGGCCCGGCAGAAAACCTCAACCGCCACGGCATGATGATAGGGGATATGAACGTCGCCAAAGGCTAATAGCGTCTTGCTTTTTCGTTTGGCCATCGGCTAAGCATTCTCCGCTAACGTGAGATATAGCTGCACTGCCAGTTGCGGTAGGTCGTCCAACCGCACAATGGCCACCCACGGCCGATGATTGCTGCGGTGCAACACCACGGGGATATTGGGGCCGGCGTCGCGGGCGGCTTGCTCCAATGCCTGGTACAACCGCAACGATTCGGCGCGTTTGACCTCAAAATGCACGCCGGCAATCGACGTGCGAATATCTGGGGCAAAGTGGGCACCCTGGTGCTGGCAACCGCGGCAGGCTTCCACACGAAACAGCCGGGCGATTTCGGCGGCTGCTTCCCGTTCGCCGCGGGCACCCTTGTTGCGAGATAGTCTGCCCATGTAACCGTCTCCTGTTGGGGGGAGTTGCAGGCCCGGGAGTCGAACCCGGCAAACCGGGGTCATGAGCCCCGATGGGGCACCGGCCCTACCTGCACATAACGGCTCATGTCGGCCGTCGCCACGGCGGGGTGTCCGTTGCGGCTTGCTGTGGCTGCGGCTGGGTGGCAGCCTCTCGCTTCTCGTAGCCGGCAATCTCGTTGACCACCTCGTCGGTGTCCTGCCGTTTCTTGCAGCGCACCCGGATAACAAGGGGCAAGTTGTGCAACTCCACCGAATCGTGTGGGGTAAGCACGCCAACAGCCCGGCAGATAGCCGACAATTCAGCCCGGGCAATCTTTACGGCAAGCTCGTTGGGGTGCTCCAGATTCAGCCGCGCCCAAAGTTGCCGGTTGGCGTATGGGCCTTCAACAATCGTGAAGGTCAGTTCCAGATAGCGTCCTGTGCCGGCCTTGTTGGGCTTCATTTCCGATGCGGTAATCACCGCAACGTATTTGCCGGCCGGGATAGGCTCAAAACCAACAGCAGGCTCTACTTTTGATGCATCAAAACCAGACAGGTCAGCCATTGTGGTTCTCCTTGGGGTTTGGGGAATGGTTTGCGATGGCAGACACGAACGCTTGCCACGAAAGCGGCAGGGAGTCCGAAACACCGTAACGGTTCTTGGCCACAAGCTGCGGGGTTTCGTGCAACACCAGTTCCCGGCTGTCGCCAGCCAAACGGATCGCACCCACAAAGTCCGACCACTCAATCATCGTGTTGGCCAGATCGGGGTGGATTTCGGGGGTGGATTTCTCCAGTGTGATTCCGTCAATGGTGGTCATTTCACGGCGGGCAGCATGGGCTAGCAGCAACACAGCCACCCCCGCGTTAACGATGCGATCAAGGGTCGGCAACAGGTATTGGTAGACATAGTTCTTGAGCACTTGCCGGCCGTTGCCGTAGCCGCCGTGTGAGCGATTCAAGGTTTGTTTCATGCCTGTTGGCGAACCGTCCACGCCGGCAACGTGTTCCTCAATCCGTCGCAACAGCCAGTCGATTGAATCGATCACCACCGTCTGATAGTCGTGGTCGCCGGCAGCCAGTCCGTCGAGCCACGGTTGAATCTCGTTCCACGTGGCCAAGTACGGTGTGCGGTGGCAATCAACGTGGCTGGCACCGTTTTCGCAGTCGATGATGATGGGGTTGTCGGCGCTGGCACCGAATGTGGTTTTGCCGGCACCTGGGGGGCCATACACGATGCCCTTTGGAGCACGCATTTGGGTTGTGTCAATCACTTTCCCTGGCAGGGGCATTGGGGAACCTCCTTAAACACGATCGAACACGCGACATTCCTCGTAGCCGGTAGGCCATTGGTTGGTTTCCTGGCAGTGTTTCAGCCGTCTGATAGCGTCCTCGTTTTCGATGCGGGCGTAGTCCAGGGCCTCCTGGGCTACCTTCCAGACACCGCAACGGAACGGTTCCTTTTTCTCGACAGCGATTAGGTGAACGGGGTGTGTGACCTTTGTGTGGCAGAACAATATGGCCTGGTAGAACGCCATTTGATGGATGTACCCATAACGGCGGGCATCGGCCTCGAACCAGTCCAGATCGTCGCATGTTTTCAGGTCGATGATCCCGTGCTTTGGATTGAACCAGTCGATGCGTGCCTGGCAGGGTACGTTGCAATACTCGGCTCGGGCCACCCCCTCCGGTATTCCATCAGCCAACAGTGATTGGCTCAGGGCGTGCTTTTCCACGGCCAGTGCCATTTGCACCAGCAAATCGTATTGGGAGTTGGTGAGCACCGGCTTGCCTTGGTCGGCAGCCCATTGGGCAAACGCCTTGGTGTTGTTGCCGTAAGGCTGGCCAGTCTTGGGGTTGATGGGGCCACCAACGGCGTATTCGTCGCGGAACTTGTCCACCCCTTCCAAGACCAACGTGTGAAGCGCTCGGCCTACCAGATAGGCGGGAGTCTCGGCCTCCTCGATTAACCCCAGTTTCTTTTTGTGGTACAGCAAGGGGCATCGCCGAAAATCGGCCAGTTGATGGCTGGTTAGGTAGTCTTTAGAGCGGTCTTGGTATACCTGGAGTGGTTCACTTTGTAGGGCAGTCATTGCAGAATCTCCGTATAGGCTGCGGACAAAATAGGGGCGGGCTTGACGAACAGCGCGGCGGATAACGTGGTGGCTTACACCAAGCTGGCGGGCCACTTCTGCGATGGAATAGTGTTTTAGCCGCTCGCAAATGTCGCGCAGTTGGGCCGGCATAACGGCCAGTGCTGCGTCAATGGCCTCAGCAATGGTGCTGTCTGTGTGCGGCCGTCGGCGGTCATCTGTTTCTGCGAGAAAACTAGCCAACGGGCGACCGTGTCTGTCGGTTTCGTCGAGCGACAACAACGAGTGTTTCTGTTTGTGGTATCGCGCAATGGCAATGCGCAGCCGCGGTAACAGATACTCGTCGAACGGCCCGTTACTCGGGTCGTGTTGGTAGGCCAGTTGTAATGCCACGGTCCATAGCTCTTGGATTAGGTCAGCATCCGTGCAATGTAACGAGTCGATGGCTCGTTGGATGATTGCGTGGCAGCCCTGTACCAGGTGCATGCGTTAGCCTCCGTGCTTAGAAACAGCGTGCGATTGTCAGCAAGATTGCGCAGACCAAGCCGCAAACAATGACAGCCCAATACGCGATGTCCCAGCATCTCGAGCGCGTAGCCGATTCCTGTGCCTGGCTAAACTCGTGCACGTCCATTACTAGCGAGGGCCATCGAATCAGCCCGGCCAAAAACCGTGCTTGCTCCTGGCTCTTGCAGGGCAGCACTACGACCCATTTGGTGCCATCTTTCATCTGAACGCCCTTTGTGTGGGAGAAAACGAAACAGCCAAACGACGTTGGCGGGGAGTCTATAAGAAATGGGGGCGACAAATAGGATGTTGGGTGACGGGGGCACAAGTTGGCGTGAGAGAGAGGGTTGCAAAGCACCCTAATCAAAACGGTCAACGAATCCGCAATGAATCCGTTGCGAATCCGTTGCGAATCGGCATTTTGGCCAGCTCAAAAAAATCTCGAAAAATTCCGTTTTGGGGCAGTATTACGTTTTCGTGGCAATCAAGACGGATAAGCCACGCGGGGCATCCTCACCCAAATCGTCACCCAACAGCCCGAAATGGGAGCGAACCCCTCTGGCGCGGGGGCAGTCTCACCCAAATTGTCACCCTGAACGTAAGATGTGTCGTTGACTATAGTTACAAAAAAACACGGCCGGTGGCCGTGTGCGAATCCGTTGCGAATCCGTAGCGAATCAAAGCGTACCCCCTAACTGGGGGTCAAAAGGTCGCAGGTTCAAATCCTGTCGCCCCGACTTGTAAGGCCCGACGTAGCAACAAGTTACGTCGGGCCTGTTTTGTCGGTCAGAATTGCGGCAACTTGTCACGGCTCTGCATTTTCCGAAATTCGCAGCGCTAGCGTTCCACAAGTCGTTGCGTACCAACAGGTTACACTTTTTGGCACGGCTTGCGGTGCTTGTCACAAACTGTTGCGGCGCAACAACTTCCAGCTCTTGTCGGAAGTTCAGCACCGGCTCATCCGTGCACTGCTTTCTGGCCGGTTGCCATATCCGCGGAGCAACGCCGGCGGAATGTTGCAGTGGAGGAGACAATTTGCTTCACTCTTTGCAGGACGGCGGTTTGCTACGGGAGAGTGTAATTTCACGAGGGGCGGTCCGTGAGGCCCGAACGACGTCGCGATACATCGATCAAGGCGGCCGTGTCTCGGGCACGGATGTACATGAAGGCCAACTTGGGATGGCTGCGGGGGTTCCCTGTTGGCCAACGACCAGGATACGTGGAGTGGGTGCTGGTGCCGCGGGCGAAAAGCAAGCGGGTCGGGTCAATATCCATCGACAGCGAGCACTTGAGACGCACCCAATACGCATTGACAAAGCTGCGCACTCACTTCCCCAGGGCTTTGCCGAGAATCGTCGACGACCCACAACGTTGGGCTCAACGTGTAGACGACGTTCTGCGCTGGCTAAAGGCGGCCATCCACAAGGGAGCGCCACTGCCGTGTGTGGCTACA